ATAGTATAATTTATGTTTAAGTTATAAGATGTTCAAATAAAAAGGGAAGGAGCCGAAGCTCCCTTTCCCTATTTCTTCACAGGACGTTCCAACAGTTGGAATAACTCATCATCACTGAGCAGTGCATAAACCTCATGCTCATATCTACGCAGTGCACAGACATAATCATCCCAAGGTTTAAGGTCCTTCCTGAGTTCCCACAAAGCAGTAACCTGTGCCAGTCTCTCTGCATAGTCACTCTCGGTGAAACCAAGAGCAGTTGCCCCAGCAGTTTGGCTCATCAGGACACCAACAGCATAGATGAACTGTTTATCAGAGGAACTAGCAGTGATAGTTATAGTACTACCGACCTCAATGCTACCAAGCTCCTTGATCTTCTCACGGATCTCATTAACAATTTCAGTTGCATCTAAACGGTCTTGTTTAGCTTGCTTGTACGCAGTTAGTTTCTTAGAACTTTTCATAATAAAATAATTTAAGGGATTAATACAGCTTAAGTAAAAAGATGTTAAAAAAAGAGAGAGTCTACATGACCCTCTCTGTGTGGATGCTAATCCTCTTGTGGTATTACGGTCCAAAGCAATAAGGAACCAACCATTTGGTGTTTCATTGACTGTACAGATGCCGCATCATTTGTTCAGCTAGCTACTATAAGTCAGACTAAGTAATAAGATGTTAAAATAAAAAAAGGGAAGATTGCTCTTCCCTGTTTTTAAATACACTCTAATCATACAGATGATTGTTTTCATCTGGCTCACGGAGATCCTGTTCCTCTCTTGTCATATCACCCTGACATATCTCTCTAATGAGATTAACTGAACGGTGAAATGAGACAAAGTCTTCACAAGTCTCCACAAGCTGTGCAAGATCCTGAGTGTTCATAATACGTTCCCTCAACCCATGTCTGATACCACCAAAGTCTGCCTTTGGTAATAACTCCGTGAGTTTATTAAGAACTTGTAAGTCCACCAATGCTAGCGGACGGTTATAATCAGGAGTAAGATCTATAACCTGATTGCCATTAATGTTTACATAATTTGCCATTGCTTAAAATTTTATTGGTTCATGTTATGTAAAAAGATGTTCAAAAAATAAAAGGGGAATTACTCCCCCTCTTCTAATGGATGATCCTGAAGCCATTGATTAATATCTTCAGCAGTTAGATAACCCTCTGGCTCAGGCATGTTTTTGTCATCCCACATTTCAAATGTAGTGATACCATCACCATACAGTCCAGATCCACCTCCAACAATACTGATCATTTCATCAGTACCATCGTTGTATTCAAAGAGCCATTGATGGGCTCCAGGAATAACTCTGTGTACATTCTTGGTAAAATCTTCGGGAAATTTAAGTACTCTCATAACATATTAGTTTAGTTTAAGACAAGTAATAAGATGTTCTCTGTGTAAAAAGACAACCCATTACAGGTTATCTCTTACTAACACAGCAGGAATACTGTCAATAGGACACGTGTATGTGTGCCTATCAGTCCCTTCTATAACAGCTGAATCTCCCTTCAACTCAATGAAGTATTCAGTGTCAACATGTCTTGGATGATGGTATCTAGTAGATGCAATTAACCAACCACCTAATAAGCCCACAGTAAAGTAAGCTACTACAAATAAACTATTTCTTTTCTCCATGTTTAGAATTTAAACTAAGTCATAAGATGTTCAAAGTAAAAGAGGGTCATAGACCCTCCTTACTTGTTTCATGTTCTACTCTCAAGGCTGTAGTTATTGCAAATGCAAATGCTACAGACTGCATAAACCAGGCAAACCAGTTGTAATCCTCAAAGCGGAATACAGTACCCATAGTTAGCATAGCCTCAAAGAATACTAAAGAAATAATGGCAATAGCACAGTATTGCACTTGTTTAAGTGTTTTCATAAGTGTTAGTTTAGATAGAGTAATAAGATGTTATTACATACTGGAGAAAATGAGATGCCCTAAAAGGGCAACTCATCTCCATCATCTTGTGGCAAACCAGCCACGTAGGCCTTATGGTCACAATCTTCACACCTTGTGTGAAACCATACAGATCCTTGTTGCATAGCAACATGGATACCATTCTCAAAGACAGGTACCTGTTCAATTTCAAACATGACAGGTTGACCGCAGCTGCAGTCTGGATGCAAAACTTTCTCCATGGTAAATTTTTTAGTGTTAGTAACCTGTGTAGTAAGATGTTCTCTGAAACAAAGGGGGGTGGCCACCTCTCCGCCAGGGGCCGGGGGGTGTTGTACCAATGCCCCACCACACACTCTTGTATAGTATAAAACCCATTTCCGTAGTTGTATATTTCCTTCAGACTTCCTACCTTTACCTTGCTACAGATGAAACAGATTGCCCGGGGGGTTTATTCTTCATTTGTTTACCCCTGGGCTATTTGTATAATGTAGTATATTTGTATCACTCCACTAACAGGTTTTCTGTTAGAACCCTATAGTGATACTGTTGCTATGGAATTTTAACAGTACCAGGTAAGCATACCGTAAGATCTGCTCACTAGATCTGGTCTTTTCGTTATTGGGAAAGCTGAAAGGTATAACCACTAACACCCCCAAGTAAGACTGTCTGATCAACAGAAACTGCTTGGGGTTTTTTCTCCCTGCAAAAATTGTAGGTGTAGCCGGTCAGAGGCAAGTCCTTGCAAACTCAATACCTAAAGTTGAGCAGCCCACTTACGGAGTGGGCTTTTTTATTATCTTTATCCTATGGCTTATATAGAACATAATTTTTTTCCGCTCAAAGTATTTGTTAGAAATGAGTACATGTACCAACATAAGAAAGGTCAAGGTGAATTTACCCCGGGGGTTATAATGTCAGTAAGGTGTATGCCGGGACAAGCAGCATTATTTCAAGTACTCTTGGAGAATGGCGTTATGCGGGACAAGTTACCATCCCATGCTCTACTACATGAACCTAAGCTACCGGACCCAGATCTACCATTCCATTTCTTACAGATATGGAACTGTTTCTCTTATAACTTTACTTTATTGCATTTGTCTTACGTATATGATACAAAAGTTGAGGTATACATGAAGGATCACAAGTTCTATCCTGGTAGTTACTATGCTACCATTAACTGGGGGGCTAATGATTTGAATACAGACTTATCATTAGCAGAAGATCCACTAGAGCATAAGAGTCATCATATCATTTTACTTGATAATGGACAGATAGCATTGCAACCTAATAACAGAATCAAATGGTCTGAGCCTAGCTTTGTAACTAAGCCATTTCCAGAGAAACCTGATTATCTAGTCAATACAGATAGTTATAATTGCGAAGGATTTGATAAATGGCATACAGAAGATTCAGATAGAATGTTCTATGATACAGAATAATTATGTTTCTATTTAGAGCAGAGGTTAAAGTGGCTACGGACCCAAGAATGGGTTTAGGTTTATTTGCTACAGAGTTTATTCCTAAGGGTTCTATAGTATGGGAGTTTATAGAGGGTGTAGATATTAAAGTTCCTATAGCTAAAGTAAAAGAAATGTCTGTAGTCCAGCAAGAATATTTTAACAGATATGGTTGGATAGAAGGAGAATACTATTTGGCTTCATGTGATATAAATAATTTTATTAATCACAGTTATCAAAACAACCTTGATAACATTACAGATGTTACAATTGCACTTAGAGACATTGAACCCGGAGAAGAATTGTTTTCAAATTATTCTGAATTTGATGATGACTTTGATGAATATAAAGATGAGTATATATAATTTTAGTATATTAGTTTTATAAATTTATAACAATGGCAAAGATAAAAGAAGGTACTACAAAGTTGGCTAAGGTAAGAGTGTCCAGGCCAGGTGTTCATGCAAAGTCAAAGACTAGCAAGTTGAAAAAAAGCAAGAACTACAAAAAAAGTTATAGAGCACAAGGTAGATAAAATATATTTTATATATTTGTTGTGTTCATAATGAAAAAGTTAACGGTTAAAAACTATGAAAAAGCTCAGATCAAAAGTCTGGGCTTTTTTATTTAGAAAAGTTTTTTATATTTGTACATGGCACAAAAGTTTAAAAAGAAACCTGTTGTAATTGAAGCAGTTCAATGGACTGGTCAAAATCAGTTTGAGATAATGAACTTTTGTAAGACCTGTTACCTAACCAGTAGTGGTACAGTAAAGGACTTATACATTGATACCCTAGAGGGAGACATGTTAGCCAATGAGGGTGATTACATTATCAAGGGAGTAGCCGGAGAGTTCTATGCATGCAAGCCAGAGATCTTTGCTCTTACATATGAGAATGTATGACCCAACATCAGTTGGACATATGGCAGAAGCTGACGGCTGAGTCAGAAACCAACCTAGAAGCAAGGATTAAATTTGATAAGTATATGGAAGAGCAAGTACAAGTAGGCTTTGAAGAAAAGAGATTGCCTACATTTGGAGAACAGTTAGTAGGTCTAAGTTTTAACCCAAGTGGTGATGAGGATGTACATAGAGTAAAAGAATTAGCTGCAGAGATGGCTGAGATTCTAAAACGTAGATACTCTGTGGATGAAAGGACTCCAGTAAAAAGTTTGTTGTTTGATCATGCAGTGGGAGAGATTCTAAATGCTCAGATGACAGTAGTAAAAGTAATCACCTTAAAATAAACCAATGAAACTACACGGAAAAAGAATACTAGTAAATAAACCTGAGGTAAAAGAATCAGCATTTGAATTGTCTGAAAAAGATAAAGCTTTGCTAGAAGCAGATATGAGAAGTAAGTGGACAGCACTTGATATCTTTGCAGTAGGTGATGAAGTAGAAAGATTTGCAGTTGGAGATAAAGTGTATCTTCAGATGAATGCCCTCAATACCTCAGAAGTAATTGATGTTGAAGGAGCTCTCAAGCTTATGGTGCGAGAGCATGATATTGCAATCACATGGTAAACTTTAGCCAAGAAGCACAAGAGCAATATGAAAAAGTTATTTGCTCTAAAGAGGAGATCAGTGGTACTCCACTTGACGTATCTAGTAGGATTATCATTGTTAATGATGCTACTAGACCAAGTCATTATGGTGGTAAGGATTCTGTCTACGAAGTTTTTAATGTACTAGAAGCTTGGGGATTAGATAAAGATTTCTATCTTGGTAATGTAATTAAGTATGTAGCTAGAGCCGGAAAGAAAAGTAGAACTACTGAAAAAGAAGATCTTCAGAAAGCTTTAGTATATTTACAAAGAAGAATAGACTCATTATGATCTGGTTAAAAGCACTTGCACTTATATTTGGTATTAGTACATTACTGTTCTTTTGGATTGTCATTAATGCAATGACAAGACCTGTGTACAATAAGATGCACAATATATACCAAGAGGATGAGAAAGGTAGAGTTATTGCTAACTATACAATAGGTGCA